CGGCGCTTCGGCCCTACGTGAGCGGAGAGTGGCGGTACGCACGCGCCGCTCACGACGTGTTCGGTCTCCGGCCCACCGAATCGCAAATGCGCATGTTCCGAGCGTTCGCGAACAACCGCCGAGTCCTCGTTGTGAGCGGCAATGGCGTCGGCAAGTCCTACGCCGTCGCGGCGCTGATCCTCTCGTTCCTGTACACTAACTTCGATTCCACCGTGATGCTTACGTCCGGGACGTACTCGCAACTAAAAGACACGACGTGGAAACCGATGGTGACGCTGTTCAAACGCGCCCGTCGCGAGGTCGGCTTGCCCGGCCGAGACACGAAAAACCCGCCGACGCTCGCCGTCGACGAGGACGAGTGGCCCGACTGGTACTTCAAAGCCGCATCGCCACGCTACCCGGACAACCTCGAAGGCCGCCACGACAGCCACATGCTCATGGTGATCGAGGAGGCGGACAAGCCCGACATTACGCAAAAGCACTTCGAGAGCGCCCGGTCGAACGTCACTGACGCGAACGACCGTTTCGTCGCCGTCGCGAACCCGCCAGAGGACGAGGGCAACGTCGTGTACGACAAAATGCGGTCGGAGAAGTGGGAAGTCGTCCACTTCGGCACCGACGACTCGCACAACGTTCGCGTCGACACTGGGCGGGCGCGCGGCGAGAAAATCGGCGGGCTCACGGACCTCGCGACGGTCAAAGAGGACTGGGACGAGTACCACGATGAACCGTGGCCCGGCTTGGACGACGCGTTCGCCACCTATCGCGACCAAGACACCGGCTTGCTCGTTCCCGAGCGGACGGATCTGCACAAAGAGTGGTACATCCGCCGGATGGGCGTGATGCCGCCGGAAGGCGCTTCGGTGCCGCGACCACTCCACGTGTCGGACGTGAGCGATGCCGAAGAACGCTACCGGCACGTCACGCAGGTTGTTGCCCGGCGCGCGCTCGCCGTCGACGTTGCCCGCGGCGGCGGCGACCGCACGGCCATCGCCGAGGTTCGCGGCCCCATCGTCGAGGTGACGGTCGCGGAACAGACCGGCGACCACACGATCAACGAGCAACGCGCCAAAGACCGCATCGGGCAGGCGCAACTGAACGGCGACGTCGCCGTCGACGCAGTGGGCGAGGGCTCGTCACTCCCCGACTACCTCTCCCGCGACTACCCGTCGCTGTCGATCCACAGGTTCAACGCGGGCGCCACGCCGACCGACGAACAAAAGTACAAAAACCGCGGCACGGAGGCGTATGCGGCCCTCGGCGAATTCCTGCGCGACGGCGGCGCCGTGCGCCCCAGATCGGACCTCGCCGAGGAGCTGAAAGTCGCCGCTCGCACCCTCGAATACACGGAAGTGACGAACAAGGGGCAAAACGTTTGGAAGGCCGTCGGCAAAGAAGAACTGAAAGAACCGAACCGCCTCGACCAATCGCCGGACCTTCTTGACGCCGCGAGCATGGCCGCGTGGCTCGCACTCGGCAAACACGAATCTGAACGCAACTACGGCGTCTGGGGCCGGTGAAACCCCTCAGAACCACCGAACCAGCGAACACGAACCACCAACAATGCCCGACGACGACTCGGAGAAACCGACGACCGACAAACGCATCGCTACCGAACACCGCCCCCGAATGACCGGCCAGTCGCTCGGCGTTTCGCCATCGTTCGAGCGAATGAAACTCGCCGACCGCATGGGAGAACAGTTCGGCGGCGACCGCAACTTGTACGAAGCGGTCGGTTACAAGAGCCAGGACGAACTGACCATCGAAGCGTATTTCTCGAAGTACCTCCGCAATCCCCTCGCGCGGGCCATCGTCGACCGCCCGCCGCAGGAAACGTGGTCGGAACTTCCCGAAGTGCAAGACAACGACTCGCCGCCCGAAGACTCCACGGACTTCGAGGACGACGTGGAAACGCTACTATCGAATAGCGACCACCGGCTCCACCAGTACCTCAAACGCGCCGACGTTCTGAATCGCATCGGCCACTTCGCCGTGTTGGTGTTCGGCTTTAGCGACGGCAAACCGCTGTCAGAGCCCATCGAACCCGACGCGCTGGACGGCCCCGACGGCATCGAATTTATCCAACCCGTCGGCGAGGACCGCGTGGAAGACATTGAAATCGTCACCGACGATACCGACGAACGGTATCAAGAGCCCGAACGGTACGAAATCGACTTCGGCGCGAAAGGGCCGTGGTCAGAAGCCACACCGTCGGGCATCGGCGACGACGACGACGTGAAAGAGGTTCACTGGACGCGAACGGTCCACGTGTCCGGCGAGAACGCGCTGGACTCCGATCTGGTTGACCGCCCGGCGATGGAACCCGTGTTCAACAGGCTCGAAGACGCCGAAAAGGTCGTCGCCGCCTCAAGCGAAGCCATGTGGAAACTCGGCAACCCCGGTTACGCCCTGATTGCCGATCCCGAAGCCGCCGGAGAAATGACCGACGACGAACTGGAAGGCGTCGAGGACGAAGCACAGGCGTGGTACCACGGCTTTCAACCGTTCATGCGCCTGTCGGGGATGAAGCCGAAAAAGCTCGACGGCGAAGACACCGATCCCACGGGCATTTTCGACCAGATCCTCAAGTCAGTCTCCGGCCAAATCGGAATCCCAAAGCGGATTCTCACCGGCTCTGAATCGGCGGAACTCGCCAGTTCCCAGGATCGGTCAAACTGGCTGTCGAACATCGGCGAACGCCAGCGGTCTCACGCCGAACCCAACCTGTTCCGACCTGCCATCGCCCGGTTCACGCGTGTCGGCGCCGTCGCACAACCCCGTGGCGACGGGTTCGAACTGACATGGCCCAACCTGTTCGAACTGACCGAGGTCGAGGAGGCGCAGGTCGCGCTGGACGCGTCGAAGGCCATCAAGAACGTTCGCGGCATGTCCGGCCGAGAAGTGGTCACGCCCGGCGAGTTCCGCGACCGCTACCTCCACATGGACCCCACGCCCGGCTCCGAAATCGACGACGGCGACCCCACCGCCGGCCGCCCAGGTGCCGTTCCGTCGCCCGACGACCAACCCGATCTGCCGCCCGATCAGGAGAACCCGCCGGACCCCGCTGACGTCGACGAGGACGACCCCGAAGTTGCCGACCAATTCGACGACCCCGAACTCGACGAACTGCTGGCCGACGCTCGCGCTCCAAACACTATCGCTGACGGCGGCGTGGCGGATGATGGTGTCACGAACCGCCTTGCAGCGGCACTTGAGCGCGCGGCGCGGCGCCTTAGGGGGAATAGATAATGCCGCTGAACAACGAAGCGCCGCCGCACACTCCCGACGTCACGCAGGTTCGCGGCCGGGTCGTCACCGAATACAAGTCACAGTTCGATTTCACGTTCGACCGACCATCGGCGCCGTCAACGTTGCGGTTTGACGAAAGTGGCGTCACGGCGAACGACCCCGAACTGTCGCTGTCGGGCGGCGACCACCTCGAAACCAAGCAGCGGCTCAAATATGCGCCCGGAACGCAAGCTGTTCCCGGCTGTGGCGTCAGGCTATCGGCAGCGCCGGGGCCTGGCGAATCTGTCAAGTGGGGGCCGTTCGATGGCACCAATGGCGTTGGCTTCGGCGCCGACGAAAACGGCGCGTTCGCGTTTGTCATGACCGACGGGTCGATTACCAAAACCCATCACGACGACATGGACCACGGCCGCGTCGGGCCAAACGAATTCGTTAGCGACCATCCCGTCGTTTGCCGGTTCCCGTTCACCTACTACGGCGGGGGGAGCATTTTTTACCGACTCCTCAAACACGTCGGCACGGACAATAGCCCGGCGCTCAAAACCGCACACGTCCACTCTCCGGGAGAAGGCGCGGCCCCGTCGGGGCCGCCGACGGAAACGCCAAACGTGCCAGTCCGCGCCGAGTGCAGTAGCGGCTACACCGGCACCCTGCACGTCACCGCAGTCCACGGGACTGCGGGCTCCGAAGAGACTGATTCCCGCGCCAACGGCGAGTTTTTTGACATCTCCAGCGTCGGAACATCGTCATGGGCGCACATAATCAGCATCCGCAAGCGGTCCAACTGGGGCCACGTCGCCGTCAAACCGTCGCGACTGTCGCCAATTGCGACCGCCAATATGAAGTTTGCTCTGTTGACCAATAGCGCCCTCTCCGTCTCCGGCACTTGGTCGCAAGCAGCGGATACATCGGCGTCCGAAAGCGCTGTCGAATATCTCTCCGGCAGTGACGCGACTATTGACAGCACTGGCGAGCGCCGCGGCGTCGACGTCGCGGCTGGCGGCGGTGTCAACACGAGCGGCGACGTTAGAGTCGGCGATATTAACTACGAACTCGGCGCTAACGACACGCTGACCATCGCCGCAAAAGGGTTCACGTCGGGCGACGTGAACGGCTGTTTCGAGTGGTCGGAACTGTTCTAACACACGCAAAACCCCCGACAAAGACCATGCACCTCCTTACCGCACTCGCAAAAACCATCGACGTACTCCGCGGTCGACAAATCAAGGGCCGTCGCGAACGCCAACAGCGCCGACTCGTTACACAGTGGCACGGCGCCACAACAGCAAAAGCACAACCCATGAGCCAAAGCGACCGACACGACAACCCCGACCCCAGAACCGACCCTGCGTGGGACCCACCGCACAACCACGACGACCTCGAAGTTATCGAAGTCTTCGACGTCGAAGGCGTCGATTCCGTCTGTTGCATCTACGACCCCCACAACGACGACGCCTGGATGCAATCCACGGAAGCCCATCCAACCGCACAACGGCGGTGACCCGAAAGCGTCTTGAGTCTGTAGCCATTAGCTGTGACTGCGGCAAAAACGGCATTTCCATCCTTGGTCAGGAATCACGTTCTCCCCCGCCCCCGCGGTCGGCTCTTGGTGGGTCGGGGGAGTTGTCAACACACTTTCTGAGTGCGACGACCGCCCCGGCCGCCCGACAGTCTTTCACTCCTGGCTCCGGAATGACACCGTAGAGCGGTTGTAACACCGGACCCATGCCCCAACACGAACCAACGCCCATGTCCGACGTTAACGAGACCGTGTTCCATGATGCTGTGATGGCTTGTATCGAACGCGCCTACGGCCCGCGACGCGTCGAACACGACGCGTATTTCGCTGAAAGCGGCCGGTGGGCCGACGCACTTGTCCATCACGCACCCAACCACGCTACTGCCGTCGAAATCGAATCCCGCTTTGCCGGCGTGTTCAACGCTGTCGGCCGAACCATGCTCCACGCCGGCCACCTTCCCCTCGGCGAGGCACTTGTCGTCGTCCCCGATGGCCGCACTGAGGAACCCGAACGCTTCTGTCTCGAACAACAGGGCGCTAACGTGTTCGAACTCGGTGAACTCGCGACGATCCTCTTGAAAGACGCCGCCGAGTATGAGCGTGCCACGGGCCACGACCACCTCGCGAACCCCGACGACGGCGGCGAGGATTTCGAGGACGACACGACTCCCGCTGAGGGTGGGTGAGCGTCCCCATGCACCACACAAGCGGTGACACGGCCAACCGCCGTCAGAGCGGCGCTACGGGCGCTTCTACGGCCGTCGCTGTGAACGCGAACCGGGGCGACCCAACCGGCACGACGAGCCTTCGCCGGCAGTACAGCCAGCAATTCGGCAAGCGATGGCGACTCTTGAAAGGCGTCGTTTGGCACACGGTCGGCACGGACGACGGGCTCGGATTGCGGCGGTGGAACGCCGACCGTCTCGACAGCGCCGGCAACGCCCTGCCCGAATGGCCCGACCGCCACGACCCCGCCGACGATGCCGGCGCGCCCGACGAGGAAACGCTTCGCCGCCGGCTCGAACGCGACTTGCGCGAGCGATTTCGCGACGGCACCGTCACGGGCGGGCTGTCCACCGAAGCGGTCGTCGCCGAATTCTCCGACTGGCTCACGTCGAGCATGGACGACGTAATCCTCGGCCGTGGTTCCGGCGGCGACTCCTGGCAAGTCGAATACATCCGCTACGCCTACGCCAAAGGGCTCGGTGACGCGCGGGACCACCTCGAAAGCGAGCATGGCGTAAGCGTCGCCCCCGAGGACGTCGAAGACGCGTTCAACTTGCCGATCCACCGCGACGTGTTCGAAACCGTCTTCCGGCAAACACTCTCCGATAGCGACGCCTTGACCGAAACGACAGCGGCGCACGTCCGCAGAGAACTCGCGACAGGCATCCTCCGCGGCGAGAACCCACGGGCCGTCGCGCGAACGATCAACGACCGCCTGGATAGCGTCGGGCTCACGCGCAGTCGACTCATCGCCCGCACCGAAACAATCCGAGCGTACAACGAAGCCACGCTGTCACGCTACGAACGGCACTTAGGCGCCGACGCAGAGGTCTCGCCCGAAGTCGAATGGCGCACCGCCGAAGACAACAGAGTGTGCGAGCGGTGTCAAGCAATGGCCGGCCGGACGCTCACGATCCGCGAAGCCCGCGGCATGATTCCATTACACCCTAATTGCAGGTGTAGATGGACTGTGGCGACGGTTTAACCGGAGACCCGTTATGCTGGTGTACTACCCCTCCGGATACTGGTACGTATAGGTAGCTAACAAGAGCGGTGCCGTTGGACTATTGTCACGTACGGATCGCGTGCAGTTGGCGAGTTGTCACGTAGGCGGCGCTCGAAGCTATTGCCGAGCTATCACTATGCTTAACACTGCTTAACAAATAGTCTGCGCGCTGGCACGTAGGCGTTGGCAACTGGTAACCAAAGCACAAATCAGACCGTGAGACCCCGAAAATAAGGGGGGTTTGGGAGGGGGGGTGAAACTCCGTGTTAACATACCACATGGCGACTCAGATCCTCCCGCACACTACCGCTACCACAGGTTTGCGGAGGGTCATGCGGTGTGGTAACATGGGGTATGGTAATGGACAGTTGAACCTAAACCCTCTTAGTCGTAGTCACGCGCGTAGAGAGGGGGGGGTAGAGTGTACAAGGCTAAGTGGACCCCCCGCAATAGGTTCAACTCCGTGTTAACATACCACATGACCCCCGTGAACGTGGTCTTTGGGCGAAAGGTTGAACCCGTTTGAGACTTATCGGATACCCGAGGTCAGAGAAATGCGATTACAGACGTTGGATGCTCGCGTCGATGCCGACGAGGTGCGGCGCGAGGAACACGACGGTGACGAGTACGTTGTCGCGCCGGTCGTGGCGGTGCAGGAAATGATCCTGAAGGGCGAGTTCCTGCCGAACGAGGAAATCGCCGCCGCCGCACCCGCGTTCAGTGGCGTTCCCCTGCCCGTGGGCCACCCGAAGGTTGACGGCGAGTTCGTTTCGGCGAACACGCCAGAGCGTCGCGAGAACCTATCGGTCGGGTGGTTTTACAACACGGAGCATACGGACCGCTCGCTGGTTGGCGAGGTTTGGATCGACGTGCAGAAATCCAAGCGCCTTGCCAGCGAGAGCGACGACGACGCGTTCGTCGACGCACTGAAAGCCGTGTTGCGCGGTGACCCCGTGGAAGTGTCGACCGCGTACTGGTACGAACGCCAGGACGAAATGGGGACACACGACGGCGAATCGTACGACAGTACGCAGGCCAACCTGAAGCCGGACCACCTCGCACTCCTGCCGAATTCCGAGGGCGAGTGTTCGCTGGACGACGGCTGTGGCGTGCGGACGGACGACGGGACGGCGGGCGGCGAGGACGGTGCCGGACCCGACCCCGACGGCGAGCCCCCGGAGGCGGAGAGTGCGGGCGAGTACGCGGCTTCATATAACGGCGAGTCGACGCTGGCCGCGAACGCCCGTTTAGACGGGGCGAGCGCCGATTCGGCGTCAATCGTCGAAAGGTTGAAGGGCGTGCTAACAAGTGAACAAGTTACCGAGACCGGCGGTAATCCGGTCGTAAGCGATCCCCAAACCGACACAGAACCAATGTCGACGAACCGAACAGAGTTTATCGTCCAGCACACGCAATTCACCGAACGGCAGGCGAATTCGCTGGACGATGGAACAACGGAAGCCCTCTACGAAACCGTTCAAGCCGCCACAGACTGCGAGTGCGACGCGGCGGCGGACAACGAGGACGGCGGAGACAGCGACACGGACACCGACAGCGAGAGCGACGGGCCGTCACTGGACGGGCTCGACAGCGTTTCCGCGCAGTCGGGTTCGGACGGCAGTGACGCCACCGCAATCGAAACGGTCGTGTCCGAACTCCGTGCCGTCCGCGAAGACGTAGAGGAAATCAAGAACCGCGACCCCGCGGAAGCCGTACAGCGGGAGAAACATATCGACACAATCACGACCCACTCCGACCGCTTCGAGCGCGACGCGCTGGAGAGCATGGACGGCGAGACGCTGGCCGGGCTTGCCGCCGAAGTGCGCCCGGCAACGGGCGGGCGGATCGGCATGTCGGGTCCCACCACCGAGCGGAACGGCGACGGCGGGGTTGACGACGACACGCTCGATGCCTACGAGGATCTGGCCGCCGAAATGGCGGGCAACGCCCGAGGTGGTGAAGAATAATGTCGGACACGAACAAGATCGTTCTCGGCGGGAACCTCGACGCGGTGACCGACGACGACGGCGAAGTCGCCAGTGGTGAAACGATCAATCCCGGCGACTTCGCTGAGAAGAACAACGAGAACGACCCCGACGAATTCGCCGCCCAGTCAACGGCGGCCGAAGAGGGAATCCCGCTGTACATCACCGTCAAGGACTACGTTGGCGGCGGGATTGACTCGTCGTCCACCGCGTCCTACGCGGATTCGGACGGCCAGTACGACGCCGGAGAACACATCAACGTCGCGCTGGTCGGCACTGGCGTGCGGCTGAACGCCCGGTGTGCCAGCGGGACGAACTACACGTTCGGCGACAAGCTCGTTCTGAACGGCGACGGCACGCTCCGCGCACTGGACACGGCCGGCGGCGACGACGTGTCGGACACGGTTGCAGTCGCCCGCGAGAACAACGACCTGTCGGGTGCGAGTAGCCCCGACCACGTGGAGGTGCTGACCGTATAATGAGCGCGAGAGACAGTCAGACGCCGGCACACAAGCGGGCCGGCGCGCTGAACGTGGAACGAGCGGAATCGTTCGCCCAGGCGGTCGACACCGACCGAGCGTGGGAGTGGCTATCGGCCAACTCCGACGAAAAGCGGGCCGAACTCATGGTTAACTCGTCGCTCGGCTACGACGACTGGAAGCGGATTTCCGACACGGTAGTCGAAACACGCGAGCAGTCGCTCGGCCTCGTCAACGAGGTCATGAACCTTGGCCTGACCAAGGATCTGGACCTCGGCGTGATGGTCGACACGTGGCAAACCCTGGACAACATCGACGGCGGCGAAATGACGATGAACCCAGGGACGACGACCGGACAGGCCGACAACGAATACGGCCAGGACGGCGCCCCAGTGCCGGTCGCACACATGGACTGGCACATCGACCGCCGGCAACTCCTCGCGAGCCAACGCGGCAGCGGGTCGGCGCTCGACGTGACCGCGCTATCCCAAATCGCCCGCGAAGTCAACTCGCGGTTCGAGGACGCGTTCGTCAACGGCTGGAACGTCGACGTTGGCGGCCACGAAATGCAGGGCTTCACGAACCACCCCGACCGCAATCAAGTGTCGGCGCCCGGCGACTTCGACGACGACACGACCGACGCCGACGACATTCGGACGACGTTCCTGCGGATCATCGAAGCCCTCGAAGACGACGAGTACGACCCCAACGACGTCCACGTCTGGCTTCATCGCAATCAGTGGCAGGAAATGCGGTCGACCATCGCTGACTTCGGAAGCGGGAACCCCGGCGACGCGAACATGCGGGGCCGGATTCAAGACGAATTCCCGGAGATCGGAGACATGAACGTCACTCCGGCGCTGTCCGACGGCGAAATGGTCGCGTACGTCCCGCTTCGCGAGACCGTCGAAGCCGGCGTCGCCAACGAAGTGGACACAATCGAGTGGGACGCCCCGCACGGGTTCACCCACCACTTCAAAGTCTGGGGCGCGATGAACCTCGAACTCAAATCCCAGGAGAACGGCCAAATGGGCGTCGTTCACGTGACCGGAGCGTAACCCCGGCCACGTGCGACCCCCAACCCACACCCAACCCCCAAACCGAACCCGAACCCCAATGGCAGATCACGAATACACCGGAAGCGGACTCGTCCGAGCGGACGGAACGGTCGTCCAATCGGGCGACGTAATCGAACCGACCGACGCAGAACTCGAATCGTTCGGCGACACGCTCCGGCCTGTTCACGGCAGCGCCGAGAGCGGCGGTGAGAGTGCCGAGAACGCGCCGGAAGATTCCAACGGGGAAACATCCGATGGCGACGGGCGGGCTACTGACGGCTCTCACAGCGGCGAGAGTGACGACGACAGCCATCTTTCGCCCGCTGAAGCCCGCGAACTGCTCTCCGCCGTGATGGACGACCCGGACGACTATCGAGAACTTCAGTCGCTCGCTGCCGACTACCCGGACGTGCCTGGGTCGGGAATCTCGGCCGCCGAACTACAGACGCTACTGGCAGAGAAAATCCAGTAACGACGACTCGCTCACATGGCTATCACCGTCACGCCGTCCGATGTTCGCGACCACTTCCATGTCGATCTGGATACGAGCGACGTGTCCGATTCGGTGCTGGACTCGTACGTCAGGATGGCGCGGCACCGCCGCGAGGACGTCGAATCGGCCGACTCGGACGGAGACCTGTCGGACGACCGCCTGGAAGACATGCAACTAAATCTCGCGTGCCACCACCTCGAAGCCCAGTTCTTCCGCGCGAAAAAGGAACAGGGCGCCAACAGCGGCGCGACGTACGTCGACGGCCCCGACTACCTACAGTTGGCGATGGCCTTGGACACGACCGGCACGATCAAACCCGGCGACGAATCCGAGACCGCATCGGGGTTCCAAACTATCGACGCAACCGGCACGCGGGGGGAGGACTAACCCATGCCGACCGCCGAAGTCCGCGGCGCAGGCGAGCTAATCGCATCGTTCGATCAAGCCCGGCAAATCGCGTCGGCCTCCGATACGTGGGTAGTCGGAACGAACGTCAAGTACGCGGTGTACGTCGAACTGGGGACGTACAAGATGGAGGCGCAACCGTATCTCAGGCCGGCGGTCCGGCACGCGCTCAAGAAGGCCGACTCCATTGCCGAGCGTGTCAACGATCCGGACGAGTTGATCCGAGCGTTGGCCTTCGAAATCGAAGCCAAAGCGGTCGATCTTGTGCCGGTCGATACGGGCAACCTCCAAGCCAGTATCCGCGCCGAAAAGCTGTGAAACAAATGGGAGCATCGCACTACCACAAATGAAGTCTCGAACACTCGAACATCGCGTTCGGAACGTCAATGAGCGATTCGGCGAGACCGTTACGGTCGTCGAATACTCGTTCGACGGCTACGACGAGTACAACGACGCCGAGTGGACGACAGCGGAGACGGATGTGGAAGCCGAAATCACGATGGTCGAATCCGCGACAGAGCGGGTGACCGCGGCAGGGTCCAAGGCTAACGTAGACATGAGAATCTACGTCCCGGACGGCACTCAGGTCACCGCCCCCGACGACGTGGAAGCCGCCGACGAACCCGCCCGGCCATCGCGGTTCATCTTGACCGAACCGGACGGCGGCGACTACCGTCTCGTATGGGCGAGACAGGGCGACGGTCGCATCGCCTGCGAGGTGACCGCGGAATGACCGGAACGCCACCGGAGACGGAACCCAACGTCAAAGTCGTGGACTTTCTCACGGGTTCGTGGGATAACGCGAACACGGGATTGCCGGACTCCGATGCGGTCCATACTGACGCGCCGAAGGTCACGACTGGGTGGTACGACGACGCGTACGGCGGCGCCCAAGTCGCCGTGACAGCGACCGACGAGCAACCCGGTCCCGGCGCTGGCGCGACGGGCGTGACCCACGTTTCCGGCGACGGCACGGCGGGCCAGTACACGACCGGCGTGGTCCTCGTCACCGCGTTTGCCGGCGACAGCGAGTGGTTGGCCGACGCGGGGCCGGGCGGGTCGCGTCTCAATGGCAAGAAGCTGTCCTGGCAACTGTACCGGGAAGCCTACCGGATCGTGAGCGATAACGTCCAGGCCAGGGGAACCGACTACGAGTGGTTTTACCCGGCCGACCGGCGGCGAATCCCGCCGAACCAGAACGAATCGGGCAAGCGAGTTCACGCGGTTCAAATGGGAGTGGGGTATGGCTACAAAGCGTAACGCCGTCGCCCGCTCTCGACCACGGCGGCACGACTCCCGCCGTGACTGTCCTACTGGTGTCCCGAACGATTCCGGGGCGCCGTTAGCCACGAGTCTCACAGCGATGGCCCCAGGCGCGATGACCCGGAGTACCCGGCGAGTGCTTGGGTGTGGATCGGGGCCGTACCCCGATTCCGGAGAGACACAATGTGGATTCACTGCACCAACGAGAACACGGAACGGCTTGGCGTCCAGATCGGCCGCGACGACGGGAAAACAGAGCCCGCCGCGGTCGAATTCAACGACAACGGCAACGCGCAGGTTTCGAAAGGCGTTGGCGAGACACTCATTTACCGCTACGAAGCGGTCGAACGCTCTGCCGAAGCCGAGAACAGCGACGACAACAGCGACGACAACAGCGACGACACCGACGCTGTGGACGCCGACGAATAGACGCGACGGAAACCACGGGCGGCGCACGAAACGCGCCAACGACGCTCTCACGCGCTGTGAGAGCATCCCCCACCGACACGAACCGAACCAACCATGAGCGCTGACGACAGCGGCATTAGACCGCACGACGTACACTTCATCCGCGAAGATGAACCCGACTCGCTCCCGAGTACCGTATCGTACCTCGCGTACTCCGACGAGAGCGGGATCGGCGAACTATCCGCCACGGCCGGCGCCACTATCGAACGGCGCCGTGGCGTCGGCAACAAGCGCGTCCAAGACCACGAACGCGGTCCGGAAAGCCACGAAATCAGCGTGGTGTACGACCTCGTGAAGTGGTTCACGCAGAACAACGGCGCCGCCTACGACGCCGCGTACGACGGAATCCTACGGGCGACCGACAACAGCGTCGCGAACACGCATCGCTACGTCCAGCGGGAAGAAAAAGAGTTGCTGGCCGGCGACACGCTGTCCGGCAACACGGCGCGGACGTCCCGCGAGTACATCGTCGGGCGTGGCGGCTACGTCGACGAAATCACGGTCACCGGAGACCCGTCGGACAGCCAGCCCGTGACAATCGAACTGGCGTACCTGTTCCAGTACCTCAGAGCGTTCCAGATCGACCAGCCCACCGACGGCGAAAGCGACGTTCTGTTGGCCGTCGAATCGACCGAATCGACCGACACGGGCGTGCAAGTCGAATTCACTGGCGTCGACTCCAGCGGGTCCGACGCCTACGAGTCCATCACGACCGACGGGTCCGACGGGACCACGACAGTCTCCACGACCACCTCGTTCCAAGAGGTAGACGCCGTGTACGTCTCGGAAGACAACGTTGGGACGATCCAAGTCTCGGTCAACGCGGGCTCGCAATCGTCGCCGACCGCGGGGGACTTGCTCGCCGAAGTCTACGGCAAATCCACGTACGACGACGTGGAATCCGACAACGGCGTTCCCGCGTGGGACCCCGGAAGCGGCGGATCGAAAGAGGACCCGACGACGCTCGGGTCGCCAGAGAAGTTCATCGGCGACCGCATCACGCGAGCGTCGAACCCCGTGCCGCACGAAGTCAACTCGGCGTCGGTCACCATCGAAAACAACGTCGCCGAAACCGAACGGAACACGGCGTTCGGCATGGACCTGTCGATGGGCGAGCAGAACATCATGATGGAAGCGACGATGTTCGGGCCGTCCATGTCGATGGACCTGCTGTGGGACCACCTCCAGACCAAATCTCGCGACAGAACGTGGGAAATGGGCGGCGGCAACCTCGAACTGTTGAACACGGTACTGCAAGAGCCCGGCGACGTCGCCAAAGAGGAAGGGCAGGCCGTCATGACGACGGACAACTCGTTCGACTCGGCCGGCTTCAACGTCACGGAGTCGTAGAGACGCGGACTAACCACACCCCCACCACACCCAACACAAACCCATGTCGAACGACTCCGACCGGCGAGAGCGAGAGCGAGCGGAACAGGCACAGGCACAGGACCAAGACCAGGAACAGGCACTCGACCCCGACGAGGCGGCGACCGACTACGCGTCGCGGGAAGACTTCGCGGTCGACCGCGCCGAGACCGGCGAGCTACTGCCCCAGGACCAATATACGGAGATTGGACTCGTCGCGGCGAAGCCAATGCCCTACGGCGAAATCCAGCGTCGCTTCGGGTCGATGAACGAAATGGCGGACCTGGGCGACGGGGAGGTGGCGGACCTAATCAGCAAGAAAATCACCAATCCGGACATGAGCGGTCTCACGGCCGACGAGTTGGCCGACTACAAACCGCTCGCCCCGCGAGAACTACTGTTCGCCATCATGGCCGCGTCGGGGATCGACGTGGGCGGCATCGACGTCGCCAGCGATGGGTCGGCGGAAATCGACTTCGACGAACAGGGAAACTGAACCGATGGGAGAGAGACGCGCTATTCGTGAAATGGCTCCACGACGCGGGGTATACGTTCACGGGCGACGACGGCGTGTACGCCCTGTCGTACCCCGAAATGCGGGTGTTGTACAGCGGCTACCAAATCGCCAAAGAAGAACGAGAGATGAACGCGAAGGGCGTCTCTCGGGGCGACCGCGCGGCGTTCTCCGAGTACAGCCAGCAACTCGAAGAAGGGTCGTGGCGAGAGAAACACAGTTAGACGGCAGTAAAGCGGCTATGGAGGGTTAAGAGATGGTCTTTGGTATGGGTTCGAAGCGCTTGGAGGTGGTTCTCGGGGCCGACACGGGCGAGTTCGAATCGGCAATGGCGGCAGCGTCGGCGTCGACCGTCGACTTCCGCAAGAAGGTCGCCGCTATCGGGGCGGCAACAGCGGCGGCTGGAGCGGGCGGAATCGCGGGGGCGACAAAAGCTACCATGTCGATGAACGAGCAAATGACGGAGTTCCGGAAGGTAGCCAGCGCCGACGAGACCGAAACCATGCGGTCGGAGTTCAAGGCGATGGCAGAGGACATTCCGATGGCGACTACGGAGATAGCCAAAATCGGGACGCAGGCCGCTCGCTTCGGTGTGACCGGGCCGAAAAACATCAAGCAGTTCACGAAAACCGTCTCCAAAATGGCCGCCGCGACGAATCTCTCGGCGGACAATGCGGGGAAGGCGATGGCGCAACTCGCCGCCCAGACGAACACTCCAATCTCCGAAATGGAAAATCTCGGGTCGTCCGTGAACATCCTGGGCCAGACCACCAAAACGACGGCCTCCGACATTGCCCAAGGCGCTCGCCAAGCGGCGGCGGACATGACCGCACTCGGAGCGACCGCGCCCGAAGTCGTCGGACTGACTGCCGCGTTGCAGGACGCCGGGCTCTCGGGGACGAAAGCCGGCCGCGCGCTCCGGCGAATCACGCAGAACCTACAGGACCCAAAGCGAATCGCGGCGCTGGCCGACGCGTACGGCAAAACGCCCGAAGAATTCCGGTCGATGGTCAAAAACGACCCATCCGGCGTAATCCAGCAACTCTCACAGGACTTGGAGAAGGGGGGCCAGAAGGCCGACGTTATCCGTAACAACATGGCCTCGTTCGCAACGTCGGCGATGGTCAAACTCGGCACGAACGCCGACGCGACGAGCAAGGCCATCGCCAACGCGAATCAGCAAATGGGCAAGGGGACGTCGCTCTCGAAAGAGTTCGCCATCGAGAGCGATTCCCTCGGGTCGGACATAGCGAGACTGAAAAACAAACTGTTCAATCTCGGCGACACCATCGGTCAACAGTTCATTCCGCACCTCCGGACTGCCGTGGACTACATTTCGCGGGGGGTAGACGCGTTTTCCAAAATCAACGCAAAGACCAACGGTGCGGCCGCCGCGTTCTCGCTGGTTGCGGTCACGCTCGGCGGCGCAGTCACCGCGTTGGGGAGTCTCGTATCCATTGCGGCGCCCGCGCTCACCTCTGTAGCCGGTCTCGCCGGGGCCAGCGGGTCGTTGCTGAGTGTCCTCGTCGCGCTCGGTGGGCCGATAGCCGCCGTGGCGGGGGCAATGGCGGCGTTACAGACCAACTTCATGGGTTCTCGGGACGCGGCGGAAACCTTCGCAAGCGTGGCAAAGGAGAAAGTGGCGGGGTTCGTCGGGAAGCTGAAAGCGCTCGTCCCCAAGGCAAAGGCCAAACTCAAAGCGATAGGCGAGCGGTTCGTTGATCTGGCCGCAAGCGCTCGGGACGAGTCCCGACGGATGCTGTCGTTCGTGGTCGGCACCCACCGCGAAATGTGGCAAACCGTCACCGGGATCTACCGCGAAAACGCCGGAAATGCCATCGGGATTTTCCGGCACTTGACCGGAACCGTCGACACAATCCTGTCGAACGCCTGGGCGGGATTCGTCCAGGGAATCCGCGAGTCGAACATCAACATCTTATCGTCGATAAAGAAGTTCCGGACCAAGGCCTTGTCCACGTTCGCGTCGTTCGTCAACGAACTGGCCGACGCAATCCACTCTCTGACGCTGCGAATGATGCTGTTCTGGTCGCAACACGGCGACCAAGTTCGGCGGATCGTCAAGAAGTTCACGCTGGTAGTCATACAGACGATCCGAAACTTGGTCTCGGTCGTCAAGCCCATCGTCAGGGGCTTCTTAGAGACCGCGCAGGGGTTGTGGGAAGAACACGGCGGCGCTGTCACGGCCGTCGTACTCGGGCTGTCAAAGATCCTCCGGAAAGTCATGACGAGCGCCTTGGGGCGGCTCCTGTCGGTCGTGAAGCCGGCCATCGGCGCCGTCGGCGGTCTCGCCGGGGCGAGCGGGTCGTTGCTCCGGGTCCTCTCGGTACTGGGCGGCGGCCCCATCTTGGCCGTCGTGAGCGGCTTGGCGTTCTTGGCAACGAAATTCGATGTATCCCGCGACGCCGCCAAAGAATTCGTCGACGTCGCCAAGTCCAAAGTGTTGGACTTTATCGGCGTGTTGAAAAACGCACTCCCGAAGGCCAAAAACGCCCTCAAAACGATGGGCGAAAAGCTAGGGAATCTCGCACAGACGGCGAAAGATGACACAAAGCGAATGAGAACAGTCCTCGCGGATACGAACCGCAAGATGTGGGAGACAGTTCTGTCAATCTGGCAAGCCAAAACGGAGAAGATAAAAGGGATTATCACCGGCAAATTCCGGGCGTACAAAGTGATTATTACGAACGTCTTAGCCGGAATCATCAAAGCGATCCGGCAATCGAACACAAGCATCCTGTCGAGTTTCGAACGGCTCCGGGACCAATTGCTCTCGACGTTCGAGACCTTGGCAGGGGCGCTGATTGACATAATGTCGGTCTATACTGAGCAAATGGTAATGTTCTGGCAAAACCACAGCGAACAGATCCAGCGAATCGCCCGGAAGTTCACGACCATCATAATCCGCATCATTGACGGCCTTGTCTCCACCGTCACACCAATCATCACGACGTTCCTCGAAGGGCTTCAAATCCTCTGGCAGAACTTCGGCGACGAAGTGATACTGGTGCTTCGAGAGGCGATGAAAATCGTCCGGACGGTACTCTCGACCGCGTTAGACGCTATCGAAACGCTGTTAGACGTGACGCTGGCGGCGATGAACGGCAACTGGTCTCGGGTCTGGAACGAGATTGCCGGGTTTTTCGAAAACGTCATTACGGGGATTTTCGACTTCGCCGCGAGCAAGCTGTCGGCGCTGTTGGACGTGATCGTGTCCACCCTGTCGGACATTTTCGACGCCTTTGTCTCGTGGGCCAACGACCTAATCTTCGGATCGTTAATCAAGCGGATGTTCAACGAAATCTTCTCGTTCATTTCCGACAAAATGGGCGAAGTTCTGTCGACGATAACCGACATTCTCGGGGAGGTCTTTTCGACGGTGAAGACCAAACTACAAAACATCCTCTCGAAGTTCGAGACAAAGTTTGACGAGGTGTTCACAACGGTTCGCGACAAGATGGACAACGCGCTCACCCGCGTCGAGGTCGCGTTGAACAACATCAAATCTGCCATCAAGAACATCGGCGAGGAAATCAAAACGAAAACCGAAAACAAGTTCTACGACGTGTACGACGAGATCCGGTTCCAGATCCAGCGGGCGAAAGATGAAGTGGAGGAGAAAATGGGGATGGTGAAAGACCACATCGAAAACGCGCCGGAGGAAGCACTGGAAACTATCGAGGAGTTAGCGAGCGACTTCTACGACGCTGGCAAAGCGTTGATGGAACAGGCCGCGGACGGGGTTTCGGACGCCGCCGGCCAAGTCTCAAGCGCCGTTGGGGATGCTGTCGAAGGCGCGACCGACAAACTGCCCGGTTCCGACGCCGATGAAGGGCCGCTATCAGAGTTGACCAACATGGGGCGCGCCCTGCCCGAGACGTTCGCCGAGGGGATTGCCGATAACCACCGGCCCGTCGAACTGGCGGTCGGGTCGCTCGCTGCCGAAGTCGAAACCGGCGTGACCGACGCCGGAAACGTCTCTAACGTGGCGACCGGCGGCAAACCAACCACACCGCGCGGAAAACGGGTCGTGGTCCACATCGGGCAAATCAACGCGGACTCGCGCCGGGGCGGGCGGCAGGCCGGTCGCGGGCTCGCCCAAGCACTCCGGAGCGAGAACTTCGACTGAGAAACCAAGGCCAACAGCATGACCAAATCAAGCGACTACCACGGATACGACATTCCGGAAGACGGCGATACCGACTGGGACGTACCGCTGAACAACTATCTCGAAGCCGCGGACACGGAAATCCCGCTCTCGGGACCCAAAAGCAACCGCCCGGCGGCGAGTACCGCAGATCGGCTGTACATCGCCACCGACGAACCCGCGATTTACTACGACACGGGCAGTGGGTGGTCGCGGATCGGCGGCGTGGACCTGTCCGGCGAGGACGCTACCGTCGGGTCGCTCACCACAGAAGGTGATTTGGCCGACGATTCAGGGAATACGATCTTCGATTACTCGTCGTCGCACGTTCCGCTGTCGGTTCTCGCCGCGTCGTCGGTCACCGTCGCCGGGAACAACGTTTCGTTGGGCGGGTCAACAAGCGTTTCCCACGGTGATTTATCGACGGCCCCGTCGTCGGCCCACCACTCGAAATACACCGACAGTGAAGCCCGCTCCGCGGTAGAAGCGGGCGACTTGAGCCACGTTGACGGTCAGAACGGCCACAATATCAGTTTCGACGCAAGTGCTTCGTGGATCGGCTTCTACACTGGGGCGCGGAATCAGACCAGCAACAGGGCACAAATCGTTACCGACCGCGTGTACTTTGATCGTGAAGGTGTTTGGGTAGATGGGAGCCACGGGTCGCTCTCCGACGCGCCGACGAACGCCCACCACACGCGACCATCGGCCGGCAACGGTCTGACCGACGATTCGAACACGTTCAACATCGAACCGTCGAACTTCGCTGGCGAGGGCCTTCGTGACGGCGGGTCCGACAACATGGACGTCCACGAGCGGGTCTCGTACGATCCGGGCATGACCGAGTGGGCTGACGGGCTGTCCAACGAGGAGATTTGGCGGTTGAACATGGTCGCGGGCGAGAATTTCGTCGTCGAACGCCTCGAATTCCGGCAGAAAGGCGGCGGGTCGTCGTCCAGCGCGGATATTGAAGTGTACGACGTGAACGCGGTTAGCTCCATCAACACCCAGACCCTTGGCGGGACGACGAAAGACGCGGGAACGTCGGCCACAGGGACCGTCGTCGTACTCCGCCTGTCGAATTCGACGGGCGGGTCCATCGACGCTCACCCGCGTCTCGTCGGACACAT